GTCGTCGAGCTTTCTGTACATTGCCATTTCTGACTTGATCCCCCAGATGCACGAGCGCGGCGCACTGCGCGATTCGGCGTCGCAACTGCTGCTGGTCGGGCTGGGCGCGCTGCTGATTTACGGCGTCACCACTTTCATGCACCACGGGCATGCGCATGATCATGATCACGAACATGACCATGGCCACCATCACGCGGATCATGCCCACGATGATCACGATCATGATCACGACGACCATGACCATGATGACCATGATCACGACCATGATTAATAATTGGGTACCGTCGCGCTAGCCATCTAGCGATAGGTCGTCCCTTCTTGCGAAAAGGGGCGGCGATTGTGTTGGAGGCACAAGCCGGAATCGAACCGACGTACACGGATTTGCAATCAAAATCCCGAAAGAAACTAGCAATGGATTTTTCATTTTTATCAATAACTTGCAGCGCCAGCCAGACTTTATTGCACGTTTATTTTGAGTGATTTTGGCCTGTTTTTTCTGGTTTTAGGACACATTTTGGTCACACTTCGTCCATACATTTTTGTCTTCACCTGATGGCCTCATAGCTGGCTTCACAAGCCAGCGCTGCTATCCGTAGTTCGTCAGCATATCCAGCGATTGCTCTAGCGTTCTGTTCCATCCGTTCAAGCATCCCGGTGAGCAGATCGACGGCGGCGCTATCCGGCTGGCTTGGGCTTCGCTCGGCAGTGGCGGTGTGGCGGGCGGATTCGCGGGCGCGGAGATTGGCAAGTTCCGTACGCAGCCGGACAGCAATCCCATCAGCGCGAGCAACGTCAGCGCGCAGCGTGTCAATTTGCGTTTGGGCCTGGTTGCGTACATGGTCGATGTCCTCAATGCGTTGTTGTTCAATGGCGCGGGCGGCCTGTTCGGCTTCGCGCGTGGCCTGTGCGTGTGCGGATTCGATGCGCGCGATCTTGGCCTCAAAGCGCCAGCCTTGAATGAGCCACGCGGCGCTGGCGGTAAGGGTGAAGAGCACCAACATGTTGATAAAAAACGTGCGTATCGACATCAGTAACTCCCCTCACACAGCGCCCGTTCGTCGGCGCGGCGCAGCACCAAGCCGCGCAACTCGCGCCCTCTGGCATATTTCCAGCGGTCAAGTTCTGCACACGCGCCCGGCCAGTCATTGGCCTGCGCTTTCTTTTGCAGTGTCGAGCCGCAGACGACACTTGGACCGATATTAAAGGCCGCGCTAATCAAGGCGGCTTCGATGTGCGCCAGTTTCGGCCAGGGCAGACAGCGGTTGACGTGGCGGCGTGCTTCATCCAGGTCAGCGGCAAGCAGCGCCTCGCATTCGGCCAGGGTGTAGCGCTTGCCTGCAACAATGTCCGGCCCGGTGTGGCCGTAGCAGACGGTCAGCACGCCCACGGCATCCCTGTACGGCTCAAAGCGCGCGCCTTCCCAGAGCATGACAAGCGGAGCGGCCAGCGCCAGTGCACCAGTGCCCGCCTTGAGCGCGGTTTTGATTTTCACGGCAAGCGGCCTTGTTTGAGTGCGGCGATACGGGCGCGGCTTTCTGCTTCCTCTCGTTTGTGGCGCTGGTGTTTGTAGTACCAATTGACGACAAAACCGCCCAGCGTCACCGCGCCGGCAATAGTGGCCGTCCAGTTCCAGTCAGCGATGGCAGCAGTGACACTGGTCAGGCCGCTGCTCCAGGTGGCTTTGTGCGCCCAGGATGTGATGGCCGAGTCATCAAGTCGCATGACGCTCGCTCGCAGAGGCCAATGCTGGAAAGTCCGGCCAGTCGATTTTCACCGGGAACCCGGCCTGTTGCGGCACGTCAAGCAACGCCTGCCGGTAAGCCGCCAGCGCCGTCTTTTGTGCGTCTTCAAATTCGGCCCAGCGCAAGGGGTTCATGACCAGCGCATCCAGTTGGGCGAGCCGGGTATTGCGCTCGGCGCGCCGGTAATCGGCGAGCGCTTGCTGCATGAACAGGTCGATGGCTGCCTGGTCAAAGCCCAGTTCGGCCAGCGTGTCCGGGTCGGCGGGAATGTTGACCAGCGATTCCCCGGCGGGGGTGGTCAGTGTGTTGATCAGGTGCATGGTGTGCCTCGATGCTTAGACGGGATACGGGAATGCGGTATACGGCGCGGTAAAGTTGTCGTATTCCGGCCCCAGAAATGGATCATTGATGTCGTAGGGCTTGACCATCCAGCGGCCTTTGGTTGAAAACGTGCTGCTGGCGAATATTTCCACTTCGGTGTCTGCGGTTGAATACTCAAGCGTCTCGGCCAGGTTGCTGATAAATCGATAGGTCAAGCCACCCCGCAGATATAGGCCGCTCTTATAGGGGCAGGCTTTGGCTTGCGTCCAGGTGTTATTGCTCAATTGACCGTCGGCGGGCAGGATGCTGGCGCACCGCATCGCATGCCGGATATTGCGCACGGTCTTGCGCGTCATTTGCGATAAGTGTTTGACGTGCAGATAGTTTGGCGCGGTGAGGCTGTTATAAAAATTGGTCTGTTCGATTTTCAGAAACAACGTAGCGATACTGCTATTATCCGTGCCAAACGGGTCTAAATTGGCGTCGTCGGCGTTATTGCGGGCGAGGATGATTCTCTGGACACCGAATTGGGGGCTACTGTGTTGCCACCACACCGGGTAATATTTATTGGTCGATAGTCCGGTTAAGTCGATGATGGATTTATAACGCGGCTCGGCGGACAAGCGGGTAAGCGCCAATGCCGGATTGGTGGGTTTGACCAGGTTTGCCATGTCGCGCGATAACGGGGCAGACAAGGCCGGGCCAAGGCTGATCCAGGCCGTGTTCCCGGCGTTGCGGCGCTTGAGCAATGCGGGCGTGACCGATGTGTCGATCCAGTCTTGATAGGGTGTGGCCGGGTCAGGCGGCAGGTTGGGCGCGGGCGTGTCTGTGACCGGCACAAACCAGCTCGCCGTCTGACCGGCCTTGACTATGAAAACCGACCCGGCGGGCTTGAAATCGCCGCCATAAAACCCGTGGCGTGTGGCGCGTACCAGCATGATGAATTACCCCTATCGTGTTGTGAATGGTTTAGCGGTCGTCATGGGCGGCCACCATCGGCAAGAAAGCCAGTAGCGTCACCGGCAGTGGCTGCTCGTTGACATACCAGATGCGCGGGTCGGTCTCGAAGCCGCCGGGCCAGACGATGGTTTTTTCGCCGGTAAAGAGCGCGGGCGGCGCGCCCATCGGCAGGCGCGCGCGGCGAAAGTCCAGCGCCTGCAAGGTCTCGGGCGCAGGCCCGGTCGCCCCGCCCAGGCTGCGGTGCAGCCGTACCTTGACGTTGGTGATGTGCTTGAGCTTGCCTTGGGCCGTGCCGTTTTGGCTGCCCGCCGTGATGGCCATGGTGGCCACGCGGCACGGCGCGGGCAGGCCCGCGTGGATGAGGCCGACGGGCCAGTCCAGCGCGACCGTGCCGCCAGTGACTACCCGATCGGGGTGTACCGCGCCGTCAGCCAGTATCTGTATGGTTTGGCCTTCCAGGTGCGCCAGCCCCGTGATCGTTCGCACTGGCGCGCCCCGGTACGTCAGACCGCAATCGACGTAAAAGGCCTCGCCTTGCGCGGCGTCTTCAGCCAGTGGGCGGCTAAGGATTTCGACATAACGCACGATCTGCCCGCCGACTTCGCGGCGCACGGTCAACCACAGGTCGGCCCCGTCGCCGTCCGGCGCTGGCAGCGTGGCGACGGCCTCCACATGCCCGCCCGCCAGCCGGTGCAGGCTCCAGGCGTATACGTCAGAGACGCCGGGGTCTTGATGCAGCGTGCAGGCAGCCAGCACGCCGTCGGCGCGCGCGATCCACAGGATGGTGTCCGGCTCTTTTTGCCAGGCCATGGCGGTTGCACCACTGGCCAGCACGTGGTCGGCCAGGCGCGTGAGGTCGTGCGAGCCGTAGTTGTCAGAATCAAAGCTGTATTCGTAGTCGCGCAACACGCGCCCCGAACTGGCAACGAAGAGCGTTTTGCCGCCGACCCGCGTCGGGACAATGGCGCGCGAGCCGTAGGCGGTGATGCGTTCGGCGCGGATGTTCTCCGGCCCCAGTGGCTGATTGGGCTGAATCGGGCCAATCGCCCATTCGTCGCCGTTGCTGCCAAGAATCAAGGTGTCACCGGCGTCAGCGAGCCACGCTGGGCGGTTGATCTGGCGCGCGGCGATTGTCTGCACGATACCGGCGTCGGCTTGCACCTGGCCGTCGATTTTGTCGGCAAAGTTTTCAAAGTCGCCTGCGACCGACAAGGCCAGCCGCACACCGCGTACCAGTACCAGGCGGTTTCGCCAGAAGATGCCGTGCTCGGGCCAGCCTGCGGCGTCAGAAAACAGACTGTGCGCCCATTTGTGGCTGGGAGTACCCGTTACTTGATGCGCGCTATGGGTGATAGTGACTTTGCCGGGCGCAATGACTGTAGTGAACGGCGCGGTTGCCACACCGACCAAAAACGATCCGTCTTGCACGGCTGTGGCCTGATGCGTGCCGTCGATACTGATGATGCTGCTGCCATTGCCAATCTTGATCTGGGTGCCGCTGAGCACGACCCAATCGCCCTGTTGGGCGGAGTGACCGGGTGCGCTGATGCGTACCGTGTTGGCGCTCTCGCGCGTCAGTGCGGTGGCGTTGTGCTCGGCGGTGACGCTGATGGCCGCTGCACCAATGACCACATCGTCGGGCAGCCGTTCTACAACGGTGCCGCTGACCTCGGTCGGGTTGGCGTAGTGGTCGATGCGCACCATGCCGTAGCCCGGATGCAAAAACGCCCACTCGACCCCGATGGGGCCGCGCTGGTCGTTGGCAATCCCCTTGCCGTCACCGTCCCAGGCGCGCCCTTCGGTATGCACCGGTGTCTGGTTGCCGGTAACAGGGCCACCTTCGCCATCGTTGCCGCCGGTAGCGGTGCAGACATAGACGCGGCGATTGACGCGGCGCAAGTCTCCTTCGTTCACCCGCTGGTAGACACCCCAGGGTTTGATCGCTGCCAGGTTGGCGGATTCCAGATAAAAGAGGCTGCCGACCTGCCCGGGGGCAAAAAGGGTGGCGTTAGCCGTCAATGTGACCGGCCCGGCGGGCGCGCTGGCGCTAATGGTGAGGGTTGGGTCGGCGTTGATGGTATCGAACGGCCCATGGGCAAATGCGGCCCGGGCCAGCGCAAACGTTGTACTGCTCGTGCGCATGAGCTTCATCGGCGCATGGCTGCGGCAAAACAGGTACATGACATCGGCGCTTTGGGTGACGCTGATGCCGCATGTGCCCTCTGGCGTGGTCAAGTCGGAGGCCGCGTAAGGGGTGGCAAGTTGTATCGGCACACCGCTATGGATCAGCACGCCGCGTTCGCTGTAGAGGCGAAGGGTGCCAGGGGTGAATTCCAGCATGTAGGCGATACGCTCGGAGACCTGAAACGGTATCAGCCAGGCGCGGGCGTTGTCTTTTGTGGCGCTGATAAATTGCGTGCCGCCCCGACGCACGAGCGGCCCCTGTACGGTCGGCAGGAAATTTTCCAGTACCGCGCAGCCGTTGTGGTATTTGGCCAGGTCGTCGCGCGCGGCCAGCCGGGGGCTGAGCAGCCCGGCGTCAAAGCTTTGCTGGATGTGGGCGGTTTTGCTCATGCTCGCGCATACTTAGCGTCTGGCCGCCAGCCAGGTGCCGTCTGCCGGCCGGACGGCAGGCCGCTCTATGGCGTTGGCGCGGCGCGCGGTTTTAAGCGCCTGCGCGTAGTCTTCTGCCAGCATCTGTTTTTTGGTGTTCGAGTTGGTGATGCGCTCGCAGGCTTCGAGCGCCAGCCGCGCGGCCAGCACCTGTACAAAGAGGGCGTCAAACCGCCCGCTATCGTCCACGCGGGCGATGTACAGGATGTCCAGCGGCCCGCTGTGGTTGATCAGGATGCGCCCGGCTTCAATTTGCCAGGGCGGTTGTTGCGCCGGGTTGCCGGGTATGCCGGACACACGCAACAGCCGCAGACAATCGGCGGGAAGCATGTATTGCGCGGCAAAACCAAAGGTGGGCGCATCCACCATTTGCGCCAGCCGCGCGCGGGTGCGTGAAAAATGCCACAGGTTGGCGCGCAGCTCGGCCTCTACCGCCGGGGCAAAGAGGGTGTTGATGACGCCTGCGGCAACGCTATCATCGTCAAGCGCGACGATGTGCGCCGCGCCCAGACGGGTCAAGGCCAGATTGGCAATGTCGGTACGCGAAGCCATGGCGCTACCACCAGCGGACGACAGCAAGCAAACCGGCCAGCCCTGCCAGCATGACACCGATGGCAGCGATAACGTAAGACAGGCCAATGCTGTGCGCCAGGCGTCGCGCCGCGTCTTGGGATAATTGCCCGGTAATGTTCATCTTGGTAAACTTCATGTCAAACTGCTCCTATGGATTGGATAGGGGTAGGAACAGAAAGCCCTGCATGGTTCGCAGCCAGCGGGGCTTTCGCTTATGCAGGGCAGTGTGGGCGGGCGCGGGCGCAGAGTTGTGCGTTTTTTCAAGGCGTGACGCAACGCGGGGAATGCAACGCGGGCAAAAAAACGCATAACTCTGCGTTTTGCCCCCGGTAGGGTGCGGGTCTGGAACCGTTTAACCAAACCCAAGCCGACAAGGAGCATTGGCCATGCCTACCCTTTCCGTTGACAACCCGACGCTGTTGGATGTCACCAAGCGCACCGACACGAACGGCAGAATTGCCGCGATTGCCGAGATGCTGTGGGCGACATGACGCTCTTGGAAGCCAACCAGCCGATGGGCCATATGTCGGTCATCCGCACCGGCATTCCTGGCCCGACGTGGCGCAAAGCCTACCAGGGCGTGCAGCCCACAAAGAGCGAGACCGCGCAGGTCACGGACAGTATCGGCACGATGGAAGCCTACGCGGAAGTGGACAAGGCGGTGGCCGACCTGAACGGCAACAAGGCGGCGTTTCGCCTGTCTGAAGAACGCGCCCACATCGAGGGCATGAACCAGGAGATGGCGCGCACCATCATCTACGGCAACGAAGGCACGGATCCGGCCAAATTCACGGGGCTGGCGGCGCGATACAACGATTTGTCCGTTCCCAGCGGCCAGAACGTCATCGACGCAGGTGGCACGGGGGCAGACAACACCAGCATCTGGCTGGTGATATGGGGGCCAAACACGGTGCACGGCATCTACCCCAGGGGGCAAAAGTCCGGCCTTGAGCACGAGGACAAGGGACAGGAAACCGTACCTGCCGCAGGCGGCGGGCTGATGGAAGCCTACCGCAGCCATTACAAGTGGAGCGCCGGGCTGGTGGTGCGCGACTGGCGTTTTGCGGTGCGCATTGCCAACATCAACGTCCCCGCGCTCTCGAACCCGGCCACCGCCAAGGATGCCAGCATGGCACTGATTCGCCACATGATCATCGCCAGCGAGCGCATCCCGCATCTGGGCGCGGGCCGGGCCTGCTGGTACGTCAACCGCACCATTCGCGAGAACCTGCGGCTGGGGATTCTTGAGCGCACCAGCAACAACCTGACCTGGGAGACCGTAGAAGGCAAGCGCGTGATGACCTTCGATGACATTCCCGTGGCGCGGCTCGATGCGCTACTGAACACTGAATCGGCTGTGGCCTGACCCCCTTACAGGAGTAACCAACATGTTTATTGATTCGAGACTGGAATTTTCCGACCAACAGGTGGTAACGGGTACCAACGTCGCCTCTACCCACGCGATAGACACGCAGGCGCGCACCATCGGGCCGGGGTCGCCGCTCTTTGTCGTGGTGCAACTGGCCGCCGACGCGAGCGCCGCCGTGACCGTGCTTGTGCAAACGGCAGCGGCAGACAGTTTTACAAGCGTATCGACAATCGGCAGCGTGTCGATACCGGCCAATGCGAAAGCGGGGACGCGCTTTGTGCTGGGGTTTCCGTATGCCAACGAGCGGTTTATCCGCTTGCGCTACAGCGCCGCTGGCACGTTTAGCGCCTGGTTGACCGGCGAGCCGCCTGCGGCCTGGCAGGCGTACCCGGCGGTGGTGTAGCGCGGCAGACGCCACAAAAGCGAAAGCCCCGACGCTGGCAGGCGTTAACGGGGCTTTCTGGACTCATCCCTTGAACGCACCAAGGAACGAAAAAATGCAGCACTCGGATTATAGCGCCATAGGAAAGGTTATGGACGTATTGGAAAACGGCACGCATGCACGGCGAATCGTATGGGCGATGGTCGCCGCAGGATGGTTATACGTTCTGACATTGTTCATTACGGCCATTCGCTGGTGGTAGCGCCCGCCTGTTTAACCTGATTATTCAAAGGAAATACCATGCAAGTCATCGCCCAACGCCCCGGCTTCTACGGGGCCGACTTCAAGCCCGCCGGGGCAATCTTTACCGTGCGTGCGGGCGAGGTTGCAAGCTGGTTTCGCCCGGTTCCCGCCAGCGATGCGCCGGGCGAGACGGCGCAACAGACCGACACCACCGAGGCGCAGCAGCCGGGAAAGCCCGAAGCGGCCAGCGAGACGATTACCGAGACAGCCAACGAAGCGGCCAAACCGCGCCGGGGACGCCCGCCGTCCGCTGGGTTGCGCAAGCAGAACTCGCCGCCCGTGCCAGAGCACGAAGCCGCCGCCCCCGATTTGCCGTGATGGGTTGAGGCACCCAAGGCATCTCTCATGCACGCAGACTGTATCGAGGCGGTATCGAAGGCGCTGGGCCGGGCGGCGACAGACGCTGAAATCCAGAACATCGAAGCGCGGCTGTTGGAGGCGGCCCGCCAGTTGGCGCGCGCGAGCCGCCCCGAATGGCTGATGATGAGCGCCGCCGAGCGGGCGATGGCGGCAAGCCAGCGTGCCGCGCAGAATGTCGCCGCCGATGCGGCGCTCAAACGCCGCCGGGTGGCGCTTGCGGCGCTGCGCCATGACGCGATTGATCGCCATCTTGCGATGAGCGAACACGACGAAATCACCACGCTGCGCCATATGCTGGCGTTTCACGCCAAGGGTAAAGGCTTGTCGGTCGAGACGCTCGCCCACGCCATCCGCAACGAAGCCACCGGGCAGTTGCTGGAAGTCTTCGATGTCACCCGTGGGCGCGCGCTGGGGCTATTGACCAGCCAGACAGGCGCGCGTGATTTGGTGCTGGCCCTGCATGGCGACGCCCGTGCCAGTTCTGAAGCGAAACAAGCCGCCAAGCAATTCCACGAGGTCGCCGAGCGCTTGCGGGCGCGCTTTAACCGCGCGGGCGGCGATATTGGCAGGCTGGATAACTGGGCCATGCCGCACGCGCACAGTAGCCAGCACGTGGCCCGCGCGGGCAAAGACGCCTGGGTGGCCGACATGCTGGCAGCCGCAGATCGGGACAAATACGTGCGCGCCGACGGACGTCTGATGGATGAGGCCGAACTGACCGAATTCTTGCGCCACGCCTGGGAGAGCATCGCGCTAGATGGGGCCAACACCCTCACCCCCGGCCAGCCACAAGGCCAGGGCATGCGCGCCAACCGCCACCGCGCGCATCGACAACTGCATTTCAAAGACGCCGATGCCTATCTGGCGTACATGGAAAAGTACAGCGATACGCCGATACTGCAAACGCTGCTGGGTCACGTCAACCGCATGGCAAGCGATATTGCGCTGGTGGAAACCCTGGGGCCAAACCCGGACGCGATGATGCAGTTCTGGATGGACACCGCCCAAAAACGCATGAGCGAACGCGACCCGGTGCGCGCAGGCGAGGTCGCCAGCGAGCGCGACCACCTGCAAATGCTCTACGACGAAGTGGCGGGCAAGCAGCGCCGCGCGGCCAGCCAGCGCGTGGCGCAAGCCTTTGATACCTACCGGTCGTTAAATGTCGCATCCCGGCTGGGGTCGGCCACGCTGACCTCGATTGCCGACATTGGCACACAAGCGGTCACGGCGGTGTATAACGGCCTGCCGGTCACGCGCGTGTTCATGAACGAGCTGCGCAGCCTGAACCCGGCCAATGCCAGCGACCGGCGTACGGCCTTGCGTGCCGGGCTGGGCGTGCAGCAATTTATCGCAGGCGTGAACCGCTGGGGCATCGACGGCTTGAGCCAGGATGCGCAAGTGGCCGGGGCCATCGCCCGCCACGCGCAAGGGTTCGCGGCGGCGACGATGAAACTATCGGGCATGAATGCGCTGACCGGCGCGGGACAGCAGGCCTTTGGCAGCGTCATGATGGACGCCATCGGCAGCCTCTCGCGCGCAGGCAAGCTGGCAGAACATGTCGCAGGCACGGGCGCGGACGCCAGATTGGCAAAACGCCTGCAACACTACGACATCAGCGAGGCGGATTTTGCCGTCTGGCAACTGGCCCGGCCCGAAGACTGGCGCGGCATGGGCGACACCGTACTTACCGCGCACAGCATTTACCGCGTCTCCGATGAGGCGCTTGCCCCCCTGGCCGCGCAGCACGGCGCAACGGTTGCCACCTTGCGCGAGCAAGCCGCCACGCGCCTGATGGCGGTGGTGGACGCCGAAACCAATATGGCGGTGGTCGAACCCGGCGCGCGCGAACGCGCCGCCATGTACGGGCGCTTTAACCATCGGCGCGGCAATCTGACGGCCGAGATGTGGCGTAGCGCCCTGCAATTCAAAAGCTTTCCGATTGCCATGATGATGCGCCACGGCGCGCGCGCGATGGCACAAGCTGACGGGGTAGGCAAAGCCGCCTACATTGCCGCGCTGGTGGGCACCACAACGGTGCTCGGCGGGCTGGCGCTGCAAATCAACGAAGTGGCCAGCGGGCGCGACCCGCGCGACATGACCGACAAACGCTTCTGGGTCAATGCCATTCTCAAGGGCGGGGCGTTGGGGATATACGGGGATTTTCTGTTTGCCGACACCACCCAATACGGCCAGAGCATCGCGGCGATTGCGGGCGGGCCGATACTGGGGGATGTGGAAACGTTCGCCCGCGCAACCCTGGGCAACATCTGGCAAATTGCTGATGGCAAAGACGCCAAGGGCGGCGCGGCGGTGCAACTGCTCAAGGGCAAAACCCCCTCAACCTCTGGTACACCAAGGCGGCCACCGACCGGCTGATTTTCAACCAGTTGCAAGAGCTGGCCAGCCCCGGCTACACGCGCCGCATGGAACAACGCGCAAGGCGCGAATTCAAGCAGCGGTATTTTGCCAGCCCGGACGGGCGCAGCCTGCGCATGCCCGACTGGCAACGGGCGGTGTCGGGGAGATAACGCGCCCTACACCCTGCCAGCGGCCACGGCTTCGCGCAGCACCGCGTCCATGCGCGTCTGCCAGCCGCGACCGGTGGCCCGCAAATGCGCCAGCACATCTGGCGACAGGCGTACTGTCACCTTGGGCTTCGGTGTCTCTACCTTCGGTCTGCCGACAGGACGCGCGCCGATGCGCATAAACGGCCTGGCCGCTTCCAGTTGTTCATCCGTCCAAGGTCGCGCATCCGGGTCGCCTAGGGCCGCCGCCGTGATGGCCGCGTCCTCTTCGTCAGAAGGCACGCGCAGTCGCTTACCGTTTTTCAAGGTTACGTACATAATCTTCGAACTCCCTTTTGTTGGCGCGGCGCAGACTGATGATGCGTCTGAAGTTGCCACGGTCTACAAAAATCACCGAGTACAGGCGGTCCCCAAGATAGCCCAGACCACTCATCCGGTCTTCGCCGTAGTCAAAGCGCACATCTGGCCAAGTGACGGCGGTATCCCAATCGATGCTTGCGGCGTCCCCCAGAGAAATGCCGTGCTTGTCACGGTTGATGGCGTCTTTATCCGGGTCGAACTCAATCAGCATGTCGGTATCGTACCGACATTTATTATTTTTGACCAGCCGCCTACGCCCCACGCGGACTTCCAGCGTGTGCATCCGGCCAAACCACGCTGTTGTATGATGCCGTCATGCGCACTCACGCCCTGACCCTTCGCCGCAACACGCCCCCGGCGTATAGCGCCCATGCGTTTGCCGCCCGCAATCTGCACCTGCTTTCTGCCATCGAAAGCACGCTGGACGCCTTGCAGGCCGATACGGGCTTGATAG